AATACCTTCACCAAGTGCAGATAGAAATTCACGCAAACGTACAAGAAAAATACACCTTGACATAACTTCATCTGCTAATGTAACCTTTACTGTGCTGATGTATAAAAACGGTGAATTGTACAGGGAGTTTAAAGACAAATCTGGTACAACACTTATTACATTAATGAACGAGTTTGTGCCTAACGGTACATATACATTTGAAATAGAATCATCAGGTGCTTCTAATTTTACCCTTGATGTAAAGGGTTATTGGAATAGATCAGTAGCACGTGAGCAGTTTATGAAGTTTCAATCTGTGTTAAGTTTTGGTTCAGGCATAGAAGTACAAGCTATAGATTATATGCCAGAAATTAAGGTTATAGATTTTTTAACAGGACTGTTTAAAATGTTTAACCTTACTGCATTTATAGACAGGGATAAAAATGTAATTATATCTACATTAGATGACTACTACGCAAGTAGCACAACAACTTGGGATATTACACAATATGTAGATAAAGAAACAAGCATTGTAAATTCTGTATTACCTTACAAACAAATTAACTTTGAATACGAAGGCACAGATAGTTTTTTAGCAAGTAACCATTTTTCACAATATCGTAAAAAGTGGGGAGGTTTAAAATATGATGCAAGGGATCACCAACAAAGCCCAACAGATAAAGTATCAGGTGAAGTATATGATATAGAAATACCTTTTGAGCATTTTAAATATGAAAGGCTTGTAGATGCAAACAACAATAATAACACATTTATACAATGGGGCTGGTCTGTAGATGACAAGCAAAGTTCTTTTGCAGGTAAACCTTTGTTATTTTATCCTGTGTTAGCAGGTGGTACAAATTTAAGTGTTGTAAACCTTGCAGGTGGTTTAACACTAAAATCTACATATTTTGTACCGTCTAATTCTATGAATTTATTTGGAACAGTAAGCGGTGTTACCATAGGACAGAATATAAACTTTAATGCAGAAGTAAACGAATACACACCAAGCGTAGCTTTTAACGACACATTATTTAAGAAGTTTTACAACAGCTATATAGAAGAAATATTTGATATTAAACGTAGGCTTACAAAGCTAAAGGCATATCTGCCTATTAGTATGCTGCATAAATATTCTTTAGCTGATAGACTTATAGTATTTAATGAGGTTTACAAGATTAACAAAATAGTTACAAATTTTGAAACTTTATTAAGTGATGTGGAACTGATAAACATTACGACTGACAAAGAACAAATAATACCAGCACGTTTTATTGAAACAGGTATTTTAGATTTAACTGCTGACAGTAATATATACACAGCAGATGATGGTGCAATTACAGTAGATAAGTCAGCACGTAATGACGGTTTAGTAAGTAAAGCAACTATAGATGTAGTACCAGAAGATACATCATTGCCAAACAAACCTAATTTAGTAGAAGAAAACGTGCCTTTAGAAGTTACTGCACCTATTATACAATATGTTACACCAACTACAGCTACATCAAGTGCGATTTATATGGCATTTAATGTAACTACATTAGGTAAGATTGGCACAACAGAACAGATAGATGAATACGGTTTCTTTTATTCTTCAACAGAATCAGATTTAAGTTCTACTGACATAGACACATTAAAAGCTAATGGTAGTGTAACTAATATTTCATACCCAACAACGGTACATAATAAATTTACATTACCTCCACAAGTAAACTATCAAGTTACAGGTTTAAGTAATGCACAGATATTTTATAGATTTTATGCAAGAACAAATACTAATACAAGTTTTGCTTTTGGTGATGCAATAAGCCCTGTGTTTTTCCAAGAAACAACTGTTAGTTATAGCTACACACAAACAGCAGATGTAAGAAGATACAGAATTACAGATAATGTAACACAAAGAAAAACCGTTAGAATAATGCATTATGATGGAACACTAATAGACCTTGAAAACATTACAGGTTTTGGAAACGATGCTGTTTCAGGTTCAGTATTATCACAGCATTTTTATTCTAAAATTGTGCCTATTGTTATAGATGGACAATCTGCAACGTTTTTACAAGATGGTGTCAATCAATACAACACAGGAATACACGGTACAAGCAATCAATTTCAATTTGAACAGAATGAATTAGGAAAACGTACAGGTACAGACAGGGGTTATTCTGCAACATCAAGAACAATAGCAGAAACAGAAGCAAAAAGACAGGTTTCGTTTATAGATATGATAAAACCAACCTACGTACCAAAGGTTACAGGTCATAGGCTTTTCCATAACAACAGAACAGCAGTTACAGATTATGTATTTCCATTTAGGGAAGGTTTTAGTGTTTACAAACTTTTAAAAATACGATACAACGCAGCAGCAAGTACATTAGCAAAACCAGACGATGGATTCTATGCCTATTGGGGTTATAATTTAGACGGTAGCCCTAATGGAAGTACAGGTGTATCTGCACACGTAATAAACGGAGTTGTAACAGAACCTAAATTATTTTACTAATGATAGAAAATATTATTAACCTTTTAGAAATAGCAAAACAAGAAAAGCAAACAGGCGAATACACAGCAATAGCTTTAGGGAAAAACAAATACCCTGAATCAGTACGTGAAGCATATAATATATTTAGACAGGAACTATGGCAGCAAAAAAAGTAACAGTAGAACTTGAAGCAAAAACTGACAAAGCAATATCAGAACTTGAAGATTTAAAAAAAGAAATTAACAGGTTAAACGATGAGGTTAGTAAAGGCAACAAGCAAACAGAAAAAGGTTTAAAAGGTGTAGAAAAAGCATCAGAAAAAACTGCTAAAGGCGTATCATCTATTGGTAACGCATTAAAAGCTGCTGGTATTGGTTTGGCTATTGCTGCATTTGCCAAACTAACAGAAGTATTTAATGAAAACCAAAAGGTAACAGATGCGTTTAGTACAACCTTTGAAGCATTGAGTTTGGCATTTAATGACTTTTTTAATTTTCTTGACAGAAACATAGGTACTGTTATAGATTATTTTAAGGGTATTTTTAGCGATCCTAAACAAGCCATAGTAGATTTTGGCATTGCAATTAAAAACAACATCACAGAACGCTTTAATAGCCTTTTAGATACACTTGGTTTTTTAGCAAGTGCAGTAAAAAAGGTGTTTAGTGGTGATTTTGCTGGTGCGATGGATGATGTAAAAAAAGCAGGTAAAGAAAGTTTAGATGTTTTAACAGGTGTAAATGACACGTTTGATAAAGCTACTGAAATACTGCCTAACGTTGTAAAGGGTATTACTGATTACGCAAAAAGTACAGTTAAGGCTGCAAAAGATACTGTTGAACTTAACAAACAAGCAGAATTAGCAGCAGTAATAAATCAAGGGTTAATTGAAAAATATGACAGACAAGCCGAGCAACAACGACAAATAAGGGATGACGAAGCTAAAACTATTGAAGAACGTATTGCTGCAAACAATAAACTTGGTGAGGTATTAGAAGAACAAGAAAAATTAATGTTAGCCAATGTTGATTTACAAATAAAAGCTGCACAGGCACAGTTTGACAAAAATGCAAACCAAGAAAACGAAATAGCATTACAAGAAGCACGAAACGAAAAGGCAGCAGTTCTTGCACAGATAGAAGGTTTTAGAAGTGAGCAGTTAATTAATATAAATTCATTAGAAAGGGAAAAGGCTGACTTATTAAAAGAAGCAGAGGAAGAAGAAATAGAACGTAAAGAAAGATTAGCAGAATTAAAAGAACAAGAAAAAGAACAAATGCTTGACAACCTTGAAACGGTTAGATCAGTTGCAGGTGAAGAATCAAAAATAGGAAGGGCTATATTTATAGCTAAACAGGCAATGCTTGTAAAAGAACAAATTGCAGAAGCTAAAGCAACACTTGCAAGAATTACAATGCGTACAGCAGAAGCGAGTGTAGATGTTGCAAAAGGTACAGCATCAACTGCAAAAGTTGGGTTTCCACAAAACGTACCGTTATTAATAGCATTTGCAGCACAAGCAGCAGGTATTATTGCGGCAGTAAGTTCGGCAGCAGGTGCGGCTAAATCATCTGTTGCATCATTTGGAGGTGGCGGAGGTGGTTCTGCACCAGCACCAACAGCACCCCCTGCATTTAATGTAGTAGGCGAAGCACCTGTAAACCAATTAGCACAAACAATAAGCGGTCAAGAGCAAAAACCTATTAAAGCGTTTGTAGTATCATCAGATGTTAGTACAGCACAATCGTTAGAACGTAACATTGTAGAAGGTGCATCAATTTAAAACAAAAAAATAAATAAAATATTGTTATAATATGGATATAATAGAACTTTTTATAGACGAAGAAGAAGATGCTATTGGCATAGAAGCTATTTCTGTAGTAGAATCACCAGCTATTGAAGAAGATTTTATAGCACTTAAAAACCACGTTGTAAAATTTGCAGAAGTAGACAAAGAAAAGCGAATATTAATGGGTGCAGCCCTAATACCAAACAAGCCAATCTTTAGAATGAGTGGCGATAGTGAGTATTATATCTACTTTTCACGTAAAACTGTTCGTAAAGCAAGTGAGTTGTTTTTTATAAATGGCAACCAAAACAATTCTACATTAGAACACGAAGTACCATTGACAGGATTGTCAGTTGTAGAAAGCTGGATAGTAGAAGGTGAACAAGATAAAACCAGGCATTACGGTTTAGATGTACCTGTAGGTACTTGGATGGTATCAATGAAGGTTTTAAACGATGACATTTGGGAAAACTACGTCAAGACAAACAAAGTAAAAGGGTTTAGCATAGAAGGTTACTTTGCAGACAAGTTAGAACGACCAAAAGACAAAACAATAAAAGACGATTTAGCCAAAATAGAAGAAGAAGAAGCACAACACATATTAGACCAACTAACAAACCTATTTGATAACAGGCAAGAGTTTGAAAGCTATGCAGATTATCCTGATGCAGTAAGTAATAACGCAAAAAAAGGTATAGAACTAAACGAAAAGGTAGATAATAAATGTGCAACCCAAGTAGGCAAAGTACGAGCGCAACAATTAGCCAAAAAAGAAGCTGTAACAGTTGAAACAATTAAAAGAATGTTTAGCTATTTAAGTAGGGCTGGTGAATATTATGACGAAGGCGATAGTAAAGCCTGTGGTACTATATCTTATTTGCTGTGGGGTGGTAAAGCTGGATTACGTTGGGCAGGTTCTAAACTAAAAGAACTTGATTTATTAGAAGCAGACCTTAAAGAACCTTGTCAAGCAGGATATGAAATGATAGGGTTTAAGATGAAAAACGGTAAACGAGTGCCTAACTGCGTACCAATAAAATGAAATATAGAAAAGGAAGATATTCAAGCCCCACAACTGACAAACGTGCCTGTTTATGCCCAGACAATACATATTCAAGGGAATGTTGCGATGGCAGTTTACAAGCACAGGGTATAGGTAATATTACTAAACCACACGTAACGTATTATTATAAGCTACAAAGATGTAGTCATAGCCAACATAAGGAAATTTACATAGAAGATGTTGAACTAACGGTAAATAGTGTTTACTACTTTAATTTTAGCAATACAAACCATAGCGGTTGTTATACAGTTACACACGTTAAAACCTCCGCAGAACATAAAGTAAATTCTGTAGTAGCTTATAATGACTGTGCAGCTTGTGAAGCAGCAAACTAAAAATACAACAAAACGTTAAATAATTTATTATATATATATGAAACCACAGGTAAAAAAAATACTACAAAAGTTTTCTACGCAAAAGGTTGATTTATCTATTGCAAGTGAATTAAAAAGTCGTGAAAAGGAATTAGACAAAGGCAGGGAAGATTTAATGATTTTTGCAACAAAAGCAAACGAAGCTATTTCTAAAGGATTAAAAGAATTGAATAGAGTTGATGCTATTTACCGTTTGTCTAAAAAGATGTTATCTGATGCAGAATCAAGAGCAAAAAAATTAGGTGTCGAGATAAAAGAAGCTAAACAACTAAAACAAGCTATTAGTGCTTATGAGCAACAAAAGAAAACATTAACAAAAATATTAAAGTAAAATATGAAACCAAGCGTAAAAAAGATACTTACAAAGTTAAGTAAAGAAAAAAGCGTAAAAGGGTTAATGCCTATACAGTTAAATGCTATGAACCAAATAGAAGGTTACATACAATCTGCTTACGGTGCTTATGAAATGTTGGAAGAGGCTTTAGAAGATGCACAACGACTTGTTGGAAAAGCAAGTGATATTTACCGATTTGATTTTTTAGACAACATTGGAAGTGCGGAAGATGAAATGGAATATTTAAAAGATGAATTAAAAGATTTAGGTGTAGATGAACCATCAAGATTAGCATCTTTAAAAAGTGATATATCAGAACTTGAAAAATTAGCTAATAAAGCTAAAGCAGACCTTGCTAATATTGGCAGAAATTAAAAACCTAACAAATAGAATATTAATTTATTGATATATATATGAAAGCAACAGATATGTTAAACAAAGTAAAAGAACTTGTTGGTGTGGAAGCATCTGAAGAAACCCAAGAAGTAAAATTAGCACAAGCTACTTTGGAAAACGGTACTGTTATTGAAAGTGAAACTTTTGAAGCAGGAAGCGAAGTATTTATCGTTACCGAAGAAGAAAAGGTAGCCCTACCTATTGGTGAATATACCCTTGAAGATGGTGAGCAACTTACCGTTGAAGAAGAAGGTATTATTGCATCTATAGGTGCAGCAGAAGAACCTGCCGAAGAAGAAGCGTCTGAAGAAGTAAAAGCCGAAGAAGAAGAACAAGAAATGGCTTATGCAACTAAAGAAGAACTTGCAGAGGTAAAATCAATGATTGAAGAAATTAAAGCAATGATTGAAAAGGAAGAAATGTCTGAAGAAGGCAGTTCTGTAAAATCAGAAGAAACTACTACAAAGGTTGTTTATTCATCTAAAGAAGAAATGAGTGAGCAAGAACCTGAAAAAGTAAAACACAACCCAGAAGCAGTTGCTGACAAACAATTAAACCTTTTAAGTAAAAACAAAAGGGGTATGTCAACAATGGACAGGGTACTACAAAGAATGGTAAATAATAATAAATAAAAATAGTTTAAAAAAATGGCTACAATTACAACTTCAAATGATGTATTAAGGGCAAGATCAAAGCAAGAAACTTTGACAACGTCTGGTGCTGTAGAGGCTAACCAAGCTGGTACAGAATTTAACATTGCAACTGATGCTCTAACTATTACCCTACCCCTTATTGATTCAAACAATATAGGTATGGAGTTTACGTTTAGAAACACAGGTGCTGATGGAAACAATATTATTACACTTTCGCCTAATGCTGCGGATGGTGTAAATGGAAGTATTGCTAACGCTGCTGCAGATTCAGTAGCAAGTGGTACTGTAAACAAGGATTGGGTAAACACAAAAGCGACTGCTAATAAGGGTGATTTTGTTACACTTAAAGCTGTAGCTGAAACTGCTTGGTATGTTACAGGTGGTGTAGGTATCTGGGCTTCAGAAGCATAATAATTAAAAAAATAAATATTTAAAAAATGGGAACAACCGCATCAATTACTACCTCATATAGTGGCGAGTTTGCAGGAACTTATGTGTCTGCAGCGTTATTAAGTGGTACGACTTTGGCTAACGATTTAATCACTATCAAGCCAAACATTAAATTTAAAGAAGTGATGAAAAAAGTAGCTTCTGATGACATCGTCAAAAATGGATCTTGCGACTTTGACGCAACTTCTACTTTGACTTTAACAGAAAGAATTTTAACACCAGAAGAATTTCAAGTTAATTTACAACTTTGTAAGAAGGATTTTGTGTCCGATTGGGAAGCAATTTCTATGGGTTATTCAGCTTATTCTGATCTACCTGCAAGTTTTTCTGACTTTTTAATTGCACACGTTTCAGCTAAAGTGGCACAAAGAATGGAAAACAACATCTGGGGTGGTACTAACGCAACAGAAGGACAGTTTGACGGATTTAGAACTACACTACTTGCTGACGGTGATGTAGTAGATGTAGGTGCAGGTGCTGCGGTAACTGCTTCTAATGTTATTTCAAAAATGGGCTTGGTAGCTGATGCTATTCCACAAAGCGTTTACGGTGCTGACGATCTATTAATTTATGTCGCACCTAATGTATATAGAGCCTATGTACGTGCTTTGGGCGGATTTGCAACTAACGTTGGTGCTGCTGGTACTAACGATCAAGGTACACAATGGTTTAACGGTGGTGCTTTGACTTTTGATGGTTTAAATGTTGTATTGGCTTCAGGTCTTGCTTCTGACACTATGGTAGCTGCTGAAAAAAGCAACTTATTCTTTGGCACAGGCTTGATGAACGATCAACAAGAGGTAAAAGTCATTGATATGGCTGATATTGACGGAAGTCAAAATGTAAGAGTTGTAATGCGATTTACTGCTGGTATTCAACACGCCATCGGTTCTGACATTGTAT